GATAGTTCCCTGATGGCTAGGCACACCCACAGCAGGTAGCAAGTCAACCACTGGATTAGTAATTACAGAAGCAACATTTTGGGGCATTGAAACTTGCTGTATCTGGTCAAGGTCGTTAGTCCACTCTAAGGCCATCGGTTGAAACTGGACTGTTTCCCCTTGCTTCTCAAACTCAATTATCTGACCAGCGGTGAAATCATTCTTGACTCTGATGTGGTAGCCAGCCTTGAGCATCTGCCAGTCCCAAGGAGCTACGGCTGGCTCAAAGATATTATCTATCTCCTGCCAACCATTGTCCTCATAGTGAATAGCACCAATAGTCCCGTCCCAGGCGAACTTATTGCCTCCAAAGTCGTGAGTCTTACTGTTTCTGGTTCGTTTCTCTATAACCTCTGGCATTATCCCCTCTTAGGCTACAGTTACATCCAGTTCCGTTGCGTTAAACTTGAAGGTATCGCCAATGCCAATTGTCTTGAAGACATCGAGTCTCGACCACATCGCCACAACTCCACCACTTACAAGGTCTAGCAAAGCACAATGAGTCACCATCCCCCATTCTGCTGGTGTCGCTGTAGGGAAGGTTATGTCCGCTACATTATCACTTACACCATCAGTGGGAGCTATCAAACCTGCAAGTTGCCTCGCATAAGCGTTACCACTTACCTCTTTAGTGATAGTGCCAGCCCTCAGTTCAGCGTCAAGGGCGGCTAAGTCTCCTTCGTCTGTGGTTGTGGCCTTGAACAAACCTACATAGTGTAGTGTATGTCCCGTGATAGCCGTATTCCTCATAAAGCTCACTATTTGGTTTCTAAAAGCTGTTGATAACTCTGCCATTTCTTACCTCCGTTTATTTTATTCAGATTAATCAGACCAGCCACAATAGGGACAGTGTAAAGAGCCATCATCTAGTTCCTGTAGTGCCCATTCACATTCAGGGCATCTAGTCCTTTTAATAGGTTCAGCATCTTTAACCGCTTTAAGCATTGCTAAAATCTCATCACCAAAGCCCATAATGTCTCCTTAATGCGTGTGATACCTAAGGTGAATCGTGCAAGTATCCGCAACAGCCGTCTCAGTCTTCATCTAAGTAACCTCAATAATTTATAAGGAATACCATTTATTACCTTGTTGGGTGTTTCAAAGCAATGCCCGCCAATCTCATCCCCACAGTTCCAGCATTCATGTCCCCACATAGTTTGTTTTAATTCTTCTCTGGTCATGTGTGGATTCATCTCGCAATATTTATCCAAATCACCACCCCATGAATGCACCCAATTCCAGCATACCCATATAGAGTTGCATTGTGGACATCTAGCTATCATTAAACCTCATAGGTAACTTCCCAATCGTAGCTCCGGTCAGTGCCTGCTGTTTTCTCTATTGTTACCTTAATTCCATATCGGTTAGGCTCTAAGTCTATTGTTATTTCAGCCGGGTCAATCACCCCTACATATGGGGGCGATTTATCATGCAGAACATAACCACCACCAGCCTCAGTTGAGAAACGCACCAACCGAAGCTGAGAATAGGCATAATATTAGTTATCCGAGTAGACTACTTTAACGTAGCTTGAGTTCCTAGTCCTGCCCTTTGCCGTCTCACCACCAGCGCCACCCGACTGAATCTGCAATCGCAGATAAAATGGCACCTCATTGAAATTGGCTACAGTGGCAAAATATCCTGAATAGGTATATTCTGTTGGAACAGAAGCGTTAGCAGGGAAAGTTACTGCTGGGACTATATCGACCCAAGTTACATTATCTTCGCTTCCTTGCCATTTGAATAGGACGCTCTCCGCAATTCCGCTCGAATAAACCTCGCAGGTCAAGCTAAACTGTATCTCTACAATCGGCTCGCTCGCACGCCTCGCCTCCATAGGCAAAGTGACAAGAACGGTCTCTACCGTTTCATAGACATCAGTAGTGGTCGTGAGCAAGGCACTATATTGAATCCCATCAGCCGTCAAGGCACCTTTAGCAAACGGATGAAGGGTAAAATCTGATAATCTTTCCATACTTACCTCCTAGAATGGCCAGCCCGCAGAAAGCGAGCTAAGGAGGATAAAAACTCTACCCCCTGCGGACTGGCGTTAATATTATACTGCTCTTACATAGGCACCATCGTCAATCGGGATATAGGTGAGCTGCCATTCCCATTGGCCAGCTACGCCTGTAGTGGTGATAACACCTAGATTGCCTGGCATCAAGAGAAGGCCCTTACCAGCTACTTCCAGCATGACCCCAGAAGAGGCATGAGCTGTAGGTGACATACCAGCGGTTAGCAATCCAGTCAAACTGAGAATATCACCAACTACCCATGTAGTGATAACGGTAGCAGCGCAAAGAAGGGCACCAGTGCCAATTGCACCGCTAGGGGCATGAAACCAGCTAGCGCTGCAGGCACCACCAACATTTGCAACTACTATTTCGCCAACCAGCCCAGTAACCAATACCTTACCGCCATAGATAGTGTAATAGGGCGTGCCAGGGGAAACTATTGTCTGCGGTAAAAGACTGGCAGCTCTCGGGACCATATTTCCCAATAGCAGTTTACGTAATGCCTTTCCATCTACATAATCACTCATTGTTTTTCCTCCATAAGATTTTTATTTACCAAGTTATAGGCGAGTTTTACGTTCTCGTCCTACTTCGCCTTTACAGGCGACTGAACCATCTTATCTTTCGGGGGAGAGGCGAAGGATTTACCCTTCGCCTTCCTTTCCTCTTTATGTTTCCTTTTCCCCATTAGCCACCTCAGTCGAGCACGGTCTTCAGCAAGTTCTCGGCATACCGGTACTGAGTCAGGATTGCCGTGACAGAAATCAGACAGGCATTAGCTGGAGCACCAATCGTTATCCTGACACGGTGGTAGCCAGCGTTTGCAGCAACTGTTGCAACAGGGTTCGCGTAGACCTGGGCAGCGTCCAACTCGATGATAGTTGCCCTATTAGCTGTATTGGGCAGAGTTATTCCTGTCGAGGTAGACCAGGTAAGAGCACCCCAAACATCCGAGAGGGCAGCTCCGCCCATTGTGCAGACACGATAGTAAAAATCCATATCAGGGGATAGAGTTGGCGTATTGTTACTGCACGCCTCTACTGTCAAGGCGGCAGTGCCAGCAGCCCAAGCGCCCTGCTGGATATAGATGGCCAGGTGATTCCACTTCGCCATATTTATGACATCACTTGAAATGCCGGCCGTGACGTCTAAGGGCAGTACCATTGGTACGACTTTAATTAGTTGTGATACCTGCATTGTTTTACCTCCGTATTTTACTTTTGTTGGGGGCGGGAATTGAAAGCCGAAGCTACTCAGCATTACTACTGAATTACCCGCCCCACTTATTTAATCTTATGGTCTACCTGCTAAGACTACGAATGGGCTGAGGGTAGCAACGCCCCGTCTTGGAGTCAGCGGAGACAGCCACCAGGGTTGTCCGTCATAACGTAGGACAAACCTGAATGCCATCTCGTCATAGACGAAATAGACGTGCATTGAAGTCGCTACCTGAACTCCACCAGCCTTCTCACCAACCAGATATTGGCTGAAGTCGGCCAGCCCGATGTCACCCTGGGTTGATAGCGCCTGCATTTTCTCGGAGAAGAGTATTGGTCGGCCCATCAAAGTTGCGTAGGGTGTGCCTGAAACGCCACCAGCAGGCATCCAGACTGGTACGCCACCAGCACCTACAGCAAACGCCATAGAAGCTAGCTGAGGGAAGCACTCTATATTAGCAACCCAAATAGCCTTAGCGTGCCCAGCAGGATAGAGTCGTGACCACATGTTGACGATATTCTGCCAGAGAATGGTATTTATTGCCTGCGCAGGTTCTATCGCCTGGGCTATCAGGGACGGGTTACCGGCATTGAAAGCTCCCAGCGCCATATTAGCGCCGGTGCCGTTCAGGAAGTCGTCATCCTGCACGAAGGCGATAGCTTGTCCAAAAACTGACCTGACTATCGGCTCAATGCTTATCGGTGAATCCTGAATTAGCTCATCGGTAACTTGGGCTAACCCGGTTAGTTTGTGGAGGGTCAGTCCTACTCTACCGAATGCCGGCTTGGTGGCAGTTTTGGCCGCAGCTTCTTCGGTTCGATAAATGGTGATGCCACCGAAGAAATTGGTGTTATGGTTGGCATCTACCAATGCTGGGATGGTTATCCTGTTGGTAGCCATCGGGATTCTAGTCGCCCGGCCACCTACAATCGAACCCTCAAGGGCAGTCTGCAACAGGGTCGCCCTAAACTCTTCCGGGTTTAGGTAGCCACCTTGAGCCATGTCCCCCTCTTGCATTACAGCCTTAACTGCCTTAGACCATCGAGAAAGTTCCTCAGTTTCCCTGCCATGTGGAGAGCCAGCACTGATTAGGTCCCGGAAGAAATGTCCCATGCTTTTGAAGCCGCCCTTCGGGTCTTCCAGAAGTTTATCCTCCGGGTCTTTGGTAACGGTAACATTCACATCACCACCATCCCCGGGCTTGAATTTATTCACTGGGTCAAGGAGACCACTCTCTTTAAGCATAGTCTTCGTGACTTCAGCGATTGTTTCCATTTCTTCTTTAGTTAATGGCATTGTTTTTAACCTCCTAGATTTTACCTTTAATCTTTGAGATAACCGCAGCAACAGCTTCGGCTATCTCTATAGTATCCAATTTTTTAGACTGGATTGCCTTTTCAGGCTCTTCTTCACGTTGCGCTGAATCGATAACCTGTTGGGCCAGAGCTTTAATTTGCTCTAGTCTGTCTTTGTTCTTCTGGTTCAGCACGGCACCGACTTTCTCGGCTATATCAATAGGGATGTGGCTCCCTAGACCGCCCATAATTTCCCTTACCATTTCCCAAGCAAGCTCCTGATTATCTTCGTTAAGCCCTACGGCCCTGATAGAATCTGTTAAGTAATCGAATTCATCTCTTAATCCCTCTTGACTAATAGGTTTCTCTGGGATAGGTTCACCTTTGATTTCTTTCACCCCTGTCTCAGTATCAGCCAACCAAGCTGGATAGAGCTTCCCTATCTCATGTTTCTCATACATTTCTTCACAGTAAGCCAACCACTGATTTACTGATTTACTATGTTCTCTCACCCATTCCTGGGCACTTTCCATTGTCCAATCATGCTCTTTGCTGAAAAGGTAAGTAGTCACCTTCTTGCATTCCCCGCAATACAAGGCTTTGATTCCCTTGTCCTTGTCTATATCTATTGTCCTTATTCTGTGCCCTTCGTGCTTCCCTTCCTCACCTTTAACAGGTATACGGATATAATCCTCCGTCTCTTCAGGCTTGGAGATAACATCAAACTCTTTAGTAGTGATTACCCCAGCTTCTCGCGCTGAAACTAGAGCATCAGGATTTGAAGGCACACCAACAATAGAGATTTCCAGCAGTTCCGCTTTCTTATAAGTCCTCTTGGGAATCTTTTCACCATCGCCATCTTCCCATTCTTTGGGGATGAAACCCACTGACTCAGCCCTGAGATACCCAGCATCTACTAAGCGCCTCACAATATCGGCAAGTTCATAAGTTCCGTCTGGCGGGAACTCGACATGATTTCTGAGTGTCCCATCGGATACCCACACTTTGGGGGCTCGCCCGACAGGCAATCCTTTATAATCGTGCGCGTAATAAATGACTGGATTCTTTTTGAAGTTCTTTAAGTCCCAGCCCTTAGCCTCAATAACCTCACCATCCCTATCTATCCCTTCAGTGGAAGCGGTAAACTCAAAGGTATAGTCATTCAGCTTTTTGATTTCACAGTCATAGACTTTTCTCATTGTCTCATCCATAATTACCTCCTGATTAAACTACGGGTAAAAATATGCATCTGCAATTGGGATGCACTGGAATCATGCCACCAGTTTCTCTAATTGGATACTCTCCCACCAATCCCAAGCACTCATCGCAAGCATCAGCAGGATAGAACTCCAGCCTCTCGACATCCAGAGCCTTATAGCCCTTGATAGAGCCCTCGGCGCTGGCAGCTATGGTTTCCGTTCGGGCAACCATCGGTGCTCTCCATTCATAACCATTTTTGTAAAATTCCTTAATCCGCTTAGTCATTTGAGGGATACTCTCACCTTCAGCGTAACCCTCAGCTAATGCCTTCCTCAATGCTTCTTTAGTTGTCCCATTGACCATCTTGGCCATAGACAATGACCGAGTAGCAATCCACTTCAATGCCTCTTCATCAAGAAATTCCTGCTTAATTGCTTCGGTATGTGGGTTCTCAGGTGTTAATCCTTCAATCGTATCCCTGTAATGAGCCTCAAAAACAGTAGCTATCAAAGGCTTAAAGGATTTGGCAAAGTGCTTGTTTGCCTCAGCCTCATTGAAATCAGCCTTGCCCTGTTCAAGGTTTCCGATAACCTCGCCTTCCTGCTCATCAAATAGTTTTTTGAGCATCCTGTAAAACGGCTTTTCTTCCCCCGCAGTCTTGGCAGCATATACCCGCCACATGGCTTCTTTCTGCTGCTCGGAGAGACGAGATTTGGTTCTCGGTGCCTGTTTTGCTATCTCTGGAATTATCGCCATTGGTAGGAGGTAAGTCCCACCTTTCATGTCTTCAGGACTATGCCCTAAAAGCTGTTGAGCGAACTCACGAGTATAGACACCTGCTCTAACCAATCTATCGCACTCATCCACTAGAGTAACCCTATCCTCAGGCACTGGATTTATGAAATCTAATTCTAATTTCTCATCAAATAGTGGGCACAATTGCTCATTGAAAGCCTCTTTGAACCTTTGTAGGGCTGGCTTGATTGTGTATTTAGCGAAGATATACTCATCAGCCTCCGCCCTGGCCCGGCTGCCAACCTCAGAAGCACCAATCAGGCTTTCAGGTATATGGTAGGCAGCAAGGATAATGTTGCGTGTAGCTTTCCTTAATTCCTTGAAATCCATGTCTCGGTTAGTCATGGTGACATTGTTGATTTTCATTCCCCCCCAAAGAAAAGCGGTACTGTAAGCCTTACCCCAACCCCGGTATTGTGAGTTCCATTGTTTCATAAAGTCGTCACGTTCTTCTTTGGGTGGTATATCTCCAGGTATCTCTAATGCCATCCCTGGGCGGGCATCATTAAAGAACAGTTTCTGCTGATAACGAGACGCATAACGTTCACTATCCAAATCAGTTCCTATACTGTGGGCTGCACCCATTCCCCTATAAGGGTTCGCAGGATTCGGGTCCATAATATGAATGACCTCTGGAAGTTCCAACCTTTGAATTTGACCATCCTTACGATACTCATAATGAGAAATGTAGTTTTCTTTATCAGGGACAATATACATATAGCCTGGTGGGGCAAGCCACATACGCCCTGGTGTGCCGAGTCGATTGAAATCCAGAATAACAAAGCACTCTCCCACCAGGCCCATATACATCTGGGCTAAGAGCATAAATTGGTAGCGAGTTTGGAAAGGATTTACATGGTCAAACAGGTCAAGCATAGGGTGGTCGTCAATCTCTTTAGAATCAGTTTTATTGCTATTGACATATAGTGCCCAATCACTATCAGCTACCGAGTGAGCGATTAGAGATACTGCCCCGAATAGCCAGCCAACTTCTCCATAAGCACTTAGATACTGTTGATAACCCCAACCAGGAGGGATTGCCATTTCTAATAGAGAAGTCCCACCCAGTCTATAGCCTACTCCTCTCATCGCAGCGATTAGTCTCTTTGGGAAATCTTTGACAGCCAATTAAGTCTCCTTAACAATCTTGTGAGTGGTTATTATATGCCAAGCAATCCTTAATCTGTTGCGAAAAGGAAGGGTAGCAATATCATCATAGTAGGCCTCCCAATTCCTTCGTACTGCCTGCCTTACTGTCTGTCGAATCTTTTTAACTATCCTCCCATTCATCTTTCCCTCCTTTTTTATCCGAAACCAAAGCCGACTTTAGGGCGGCCAGTCATATATTTTAAGGCTTGGCTTGTGCTATCTACTTGGTCATCATATTGACCATTGGGGAAAGCTGAGAGTTCCTCAACATAATCGTAAAGCCACGGCGCATATTCAGGCAGATAAACCCGCCCTGCTTCAATAAGTGGTGTTACAGCATAAGCCCGTACCACCTTGTCCTTATCTGCCTTTATTGGAACTAATGGGATGTATGTATTCCGCTTTAGTTCCTGGATGAGCGATTGACCACTCGCCTCATCTTCTATCAATACCGCTGTCGGCCTATCCCGGTCATAAGCAGCCACAACCGCTCGCTTTAATTCTGGAAACTCTAATCTCTGTCTCAGCACTTCCAACAGGTAAAAGCCGTTGTCAGTTTCACCCCATATAGTGCATACCGAATAATCATTACTAGATTTACTTTTGAAGGCTGTATCCCAAGAATGTATTTTACGCTTGAATTCTGGCCTGACTTTATAATATCGCCACCACTCCCGCTTGATGATGTTACCTTCAGCAATCGAAGGCTCACCTTGATAAAGAGATTCAAATGCTCGTGAGCCAATTGAAGCCCTGATATTCTCCAGCACATCAAGAGGATACCGTTCAGGCCATAAAGCCTGCCCATCTTCGATTGCTTTGAAATGCAGTACTTTCCACTTATCCGCATCAGGGTCTTCTTTTGCCCGCTTTAATAGACGGCCAACAAGGTCATCTTGGTGCCACCTGGTCATAACAATTATAATGGCAGCATCTGGCTCCGCCCTTGTCCTGAAGACCTTCTGATACCAGTCCCAGACTTTATCCCTGATGGTCTGGCTGGTTGCTTCTTCCTCATCTTTGACAGGGTCGTCTATAATTCCTATATCAAAGCCCCGACCGGTCAAGCCCCCACCAATACCCACGGCATAGTAAGACCCACCTTGCTTAGTACCCCACTCATGGGCAGCCTGTCTTTCAGGTCTTACCATCTCTTGCCCGGGCCGTTCAGGGCGATGGTGTATACCAGGGAATAAGCTAGTCATCTTTGGGGATATGAATATATCCCTTGCCTGACGGGAGTGTGTCAACGCTATAGATTCCGCATATCCCGCCTGAATCATAGAATCTTCAGGATGCTTGGCTAAATACCAGCAGGGGAAGCGGAGAGATATTAATTCACTCTTGCCATGCCTTGGAGGCATTACCACTATTAAACGCTTTACCTCACCCCTCTCTACTGATTCCAGTGCGTCTGATAGAGCTGTGAGATGAGGTGGTGTCAAGTAGGAATCAAGAGTATATTGACAAAATGGTATCAGGCTCCTACGGGCCTGTCGTCTCCGCAGGAGCTCCCCGGCTGCGTCTGACGGTGTTATTCGTAAGGATATTGGTTGCTGCGATAATTGCAAGCTGCTCATCCGTTAAATCCTGCGCCTCCAAAATCTCTAACGACCCTTTAATAGGCTGGGTAATTTTGCCCTCTTGCCTATCCTGTAAATTACTTAGTGCAACTGGCGTAGTTAAAGCCATTCTCATCCCCGCTTCGGCCAGAGCTTCAAGCCAAGTCCTGCCAAGTGGGTCAAACGGACAAGTCACAGACATCAGCATCTTCTGCCTGAATGTAATTGATGAGCCTTCGGGATTACCTGATTGACCTGGTATCCAGTCTGGGTTAGGTTTAAGATTGCTTAGGCTGTTAGGGTGCATCTTCCGTCCATTCTTATCTTTACCGCGCCCAGTTTTCGCTTGCTTAATAGAACTATTTTTCATGCTTCCTCTTGACCAATTTCCAGTTGTTATGGCCGGTATCTGCGGCGTGCTTGAGTGCATCATAAGGTTCTAATAATTTGTGACATTCCAAGCAGAGTAAAAGAGGTTCCATTTTTCTCCTCAAATAACAAGGTGTAACAGTGCGCAACAAAACGCAACAACTGTTACACCGAGTCTAAACGAGGCTAAAGCCCTTAAATGATATTTAGATATAAATAGCACCTTCAAGCTGCGCTATCGCTTTAGAGGCTATCGCTATGCTTTTAGCTAAGTATACCATACGCCACAATACCACACTGTGGTATACTTAGACACTCTAGGTATAAGTAGTCAGAGGAATAAAAACAGCCCGGCACTGCTACCGAGCGTAGTTCTCCCCTTAAAAACTAAACATATCACAGTTTCTTTGTGTCTGTCAAGTACCCCCAAAGCCCTCCGACATATGTCAAAACCATAGATTTATGGCAGATTTATCCAATCATCCCCATCCCATATTTTTGAGTAAAGAGATTTCATCACAAAGGCTAACCAGAGTTGTTCCATTGAGTGAAACTGATATTTCTGAATTTGCTTCCTACCTAATGATTTCTGGAAGGAAAAGATGTCCTTCGATAGCCTGTAAGTCAGCATTACACCAGCGTTGCCATATACCATCTCCTGTAACTGGTCTTGCACATTCTTAGTTCTATCAAAATCCCTAAAGGTTAAAGGTTCACACTTAATTGCCTTATCAAGCATTAACTGGAATGCTTTGGAATTGTCCATTTAACACCTCTATATTTATTGGTTACCTTAAATCAATTGTCCTTATTTAGGGCAGTCACTGCAATTTTAGGCCACGATAAGTTCGCTGACTTTTCCACATTCCATAAGTAGCCTTCCTCCTCCTAAATCCTGAGACGTAGTTTAATGCTCTCTTGGCCGGGCCACAGAATCCCTCATAATCTAATATTCCCTCTGCTATCTCATCCACTAGGGCTTCCCCGGCCTCACCCGTAGTCCTTAGCCGTACTTTGACT